AACACAGACCTTACACCCTCACTTAACCTTTTCCCCTCTGCACCTTTCCCTATGCCTGTCAGGTCTTTGTCGAGACTCTGTGCATCTAATGAGGTTTGCTGCACCAGTTCGTCAAACATTGTCTGGTCTTTAATCATATAATGATTACCTATGGCTGTTGATACACCCTTGCCCCCAAACAGCTCAGTAAAACGATTATCAGAGGACTGCCCTGCCCTTGGTTCATGCTTTCTGCCTGTCTCAATATCGTCAGCTCGCTGGCGGTAGTGATCATTCCTTGTCTGCATATAGTTGTTAAACACATTAGCGACTCCATCATTTTTCAGCATGGACTCACTAATTGGGCTGTCTATTAAGTTGCCAGAGTCTGGCTCGACAATGCCCATTTTAGACAAAGCCAGTCTGGCTGTATTCATAAGGCTGTGCCTAAATGATTTATTGTACTTTGCGAAAACATTAGGGGATTCCCTCATAAGCCCACTGAACTGTTCAGCTGCTATCTCCTCTGCCAGTAAGTAAGCATTTGTCCCCTCTACTGAGTTTGCGTAATCTTCGTCAGTCTTCCGTATCTTATCAGCATAATCTTTGGCAAACTGTTGTGCCTGTTCGTTTACTTTTATGCTGCCCGATATGCTGCCCTCACTGTCCCTAAAGAAAAATTCTTTACCATTAGGGTCATAAAAATTCTCAAGGATCTTTCGACGCATCAAGGGGTTTGACCCCATCATCTGTCTCATGATGTCATGCCCATGTTCATGCAGTACGATTTTACTGGCAGCATCAGTACCCTCTGCGACCTTAGCCTCGTTTATAACTATGTTTTGCGATGGCTTATCATAATATGCACTGGGAGCATCTTTTGGGTCAACCCCTACAATTTTAGCAAACGAGTCCTGATCTAAAAGTTGCAACCTCATGTTACCGAGTCCTGAGAACTCATCTAATGTGCTAAGAGCAACAAGTGTTTTTTTATCAACTTTCTCAAGTGCTGCTATTGTATCCTTATTCAGCATTTGCCCCTTGTTAGATAGATAGTTTTCTATGCCCTGATCACTGCGAGCCTCGTCTGTTTTACCGCTTCCCCGACTACCTGCCAGAGCACCAACAGGTGCACCCAATACGAAACCACCACCAGCTGCCCGACCCATATCCTCTGCACTCTTTCCTTTTGCAAACTCAATCGCTGTCTGCATAGCAGCACTACTAACACCAGAGACAAGTGCATCAAACACAACATCGTACATCCGAGTGCCTCTTAGTTTATAAGCCCTCGCTGCTAGTGCACGAGTCTGCTTCGATACATTTTCATTGGTGCTTAGTTTAAATAAAAATCTAGCGTGTGAGCTAGGACTGGATAGGACACTTGCAACCTCACTGACTTCTCTACTGACTGCCTTGGCAACCTTACTTAGTCCCTCTGCTACACCAACAGTCACCATGGTTGTGGCAATTCCCCCAAATGGATCTGAGCCCACTGCCATAACTGATCCAGCTTGCAGTCCCCTGTAAATATTCCCACCTTTTGGGATCTTTTTCTCTAGCACTTTTGCAGGAAACCCAAGTGTAGCTTCTACCCCACCAGCTAATTTCTCTGCTCCCTTGGCTGTCACGCTGACACCCTTGGCTGCACCCTTAATAGATTTCCTTATTCCCTGCTTTATGAATCTATCTCCATACAAGGATGGCACTAAATTTGTCGGGTCAGCAAAGTCAGCCAGTAAACTTGTATCATCCTTAAACTTTCCTGCTGCCTGTTGCAAATAGTGCTCCCTTGCAGCATTATAATAATTTAGCTCAAACTTGTGCCGTGCAAATGCCCTCTGGATCTCTTCCTCACCCTTGACCTCTGGGTCAAAGTAATCACGGATACTACTCTGCACGGATTTAATCATGTTCCATGTGTCCCTGAGTCCTAACTCTGGTGCACTCGCTAAAGCTTTCCACGAGCCCTTAAAATCCTCCTTACCTTTGAAACCAAGCATACTGGCGATCATGGAGTCATTGTTCATGGCGTTACCAATGTCCTCCTCAATCATTGTAGCTATGCCTTCAGGTAGCGCGGATGCATAACCCCAAATTGCTTCCCCCATACCCCTTTCCTTACGCTTTAAGTAATCTGCCCTGAACTGATCGTACTCAGTTTCCTCTGGCAAACTGGCTAGACCGCTAAAGTCTAGTTTTCGTCCGTAATTCTGCTCCTCATCAAACTCGCCAAAATTAAGTCCCATAACTATCTCCCGAAATAACTAGACCCAATGCCCTTATACTGCCCACCCTCAAACCTTGGCTTAGACTTTTTCAAGTTGCCCAGATACTGGTCTCTCATCTGCTTAACCAGTTTTCTTTCATCTTCTGTTTTAGCATTAGCAAGCATTTCATCATAGGTCTCTTTTGTTACCTGTTCCTCAGATTCCGCTAGTGAAATAAGATCGTAAGCAACCGAGCCCATTGCAAAACCAACACCCCCAGTCAAAGCCCCACCGATTGCTGTTGCGATTCCTTTTTTCAGTGTACTCTTAAATCCTTGTTCCCCTGCCCACCTTGCTACTTTTCTCTTTACTTCCGAATTAAGTTTTGACCTTACTCTTGACCTAAAAGCCTTTTCATTTCCTCGGTACTTATTTGCGTCAATGTTGTAGTTCTTGGCAACATTCTTAACATCGTCCAAGCTACCAGACTCTACCGCAGTTCTCATCTGTGTAATCTTAGTGGCTGCCTTTGGAAAATTTTTGTCAAAAGATTGCTGGGCTGTTTTGCCAGCTGACATTTTATTGTAGGTTGCCTTGCTACCAGCCAGCCCAGAGGTAACACCAGAGGCAGATGCAACCATTGAGCCACCATCATTAAGATTACTTAAATTTTTAGGATCTACAGTATAGGCTTTTTGCTTGGGTATATTTACAGGTGTCGATGCAGCAATAGGCTGGTTGCCATTTTGCTTAAGATCATTGAACTGCCTTTCCGCTTCGTCCATTGTCATCTTAAGGTTTATCTCGTCTCCAGTGCTCGGATCAAAGCCAGCCCCATTCCTTACTATTTTCTCAATGGCTGCCCGACTTTTTCCTTGCACCAGTCCGTTTATAGCTGAGTTGACATTGGCAGAAGTAACCCCTGCCATTTTCTGCTCTTCTGTCTTAAACCCAGTAGGCTTATACATATCAAGATCAGAAAACTCATGTATTTCATTTGTGGTCAGCCCACCATAGGTAGCACGGACTTCCTCATAGACCTGTGGAATTATTTCATCTGTTAACTCCCTACTTCTAAGATCTAATTTTGCTGCTATATCTTTAAACATTAAGAGGTCAGCAGCATTGAGAGCTCCACCCCCAAACACTGCATCGTCTCCGATTTTAAACTTCAATCCTGTTTCTGGGTTAATGGCATTTTTATAACCATTCTCCCACATCTCTTTGGTGACTTCTACATTCTCGCCAAAGGCTTTATCAAAAAATCTTTTAAACTGGTCACTGTATCGAGCACTGCCTTTTACTCGATCTACATCTTGATTACTTAACACCCCAGCCCCCTGTGCTGTTTTTGCTAATTTAATTAATGCTACTGATGCAGCTACAGGGTTTTTAACATTGTAGGCAGTAATGTTTCCGTCCTGATCAAACTCAACTCCTTGAAGAGACTCATCCAGCATCTGCTTAAAATTGCCCATGTCACCAACTTGCGCCTTCATGGTCTCTATAAAGCTACCAAAGCCAGACTTAGCTACAGCATTATCAATAATCTTTCGAACACCTCCCTCTGGTACGATAAGTTTTTCTGCTCGTGCTCGTGCTGCTGCTAATTGCTCCCTTGGAAGTCTGGGGTTTTCAGCGGTGAATTTTGACCAGCTTTCTTCAAAGTCTGTACGGCTCTTAAAGTTCACACCATTTAATATTTCCCCAGTACCGCCCTCATCTTTTTTCTTAAATGAGTTAACTATAGAGGTAAGCATTGCAGGACTATATGCACCCAGCCCCATTGACTTATTTATACTCTGGACTGCTTGTAGGTCAGTAGGGTTAAACTCTTCTCCATTCTTTAAGAAACCCTGAGCAGGGTCTAAGCTATCTAAACGCTTCTTCCCATTCTCATCAGGCTCATGAAGGAATTGCAGGTATTTATTTTGACTTTCTTGCAGTTCATTTCTTTGCTCGATCTCACTTATCAGCAGAGAGTTTTTCTTCTGTTCCTGACTTAGATTTCCCATAGCAAGCTGATGCTTCTGTTGAGCCATTTCCAGCTTCATCTCGTCCTGCACTTGAGCTCGTATATTATCGATGCCAATTTCTTTGTACCAAGACTTGATCTCTTTATTTAGAGTGCCTTTTTCTAGCATACCATTCACTTGCTCAGGAGTGTATCCAAACTTAAACTGAAGTTCCTTTTGTCCCTGCTTAGTTTTCAGGTGTGTCTCTAGGGTGCGCTCCAACTTTTTATTTTCAAAGTAAGTACTACCAACATTGCCAATTACGCTTGATAGAGCTTTCCCTATGTTCTGCCCTGTCTGGGCATACATATTGCCTATTGTTTCCCCTGCCCTTGCTATTGAAGAGTAGTCTGCCTGTTGTACATTTATGTCAGAAAAGTAAGGTGAGTTCATTAGGAATCCTTTTTAATTTTTGTCAGCATCCATGACTTAATAATTTTCTTCAACCATGGCTTGTCCTTCACCCACTCGGCAAACTTTTCACCATGCCTCATGTAAAGCTTTCGAAACCAAGATGGTGAGTCCAGCATCATCCATGTGCGGAACTGTATCCAACGAAGATCAAACATACCAAACACTTCCCTAGCAACCCAGCACGCATATGCCATTCCAGCACCTGTAGCTACACCACCAAGAATGCTACCCCACATGGAAGACTTACCAGCTGACGCAGTTGCCTGAGCACTTGCCATAGCAGCATTATACGAGTTTATTCCTGCTGCCTGATTAGCTATAAACTCTGCACCCTGCGCTGGGTTATACATCATCGGAGTCTGAACATTCTGTGCTGCATTTCCGTAAAGGTTTCCAGCCCCAACAACACCAGCACCCGAAGGTCTTCCTGTGATTGCTTGCATTGGGTCTGCTGATGTTGCTTGCTCCAGTCCCACTCGTTGAGCTGCTGATGCCCGATCCATTTGCAGACCGCTCTGCTCAAATGCTTGATTGATTTGACCGACTTGTATGCCTCGGTCAATATCTTTCTCCGTAGCACCAAGCAGCATTTGTTGCCTCGCCAATTCATTCGATTGGTTAGCTGCCTGAGATGCCTGATCCATTTGAGTTAAGGCAAGCTGGGACTGTTGGTTCTGTGCTGATGCTGCACCCTGTCGTGCACCTAGATTTAAGTCAGCTGCCTGATTAGACATCTGGGCTTGCATCGAGCTATTGATATCCATGCCCCTAAGCTGTGCCTCCTGCCCTGAAACTCCTTGTGCGAAGGCTTGTCTTTCCCTGAGTCTCTGGTTCGCAAACATTTCATTGTTTCGTAATTCATCTAGGACTCCAGCGGTGTCACGAGTCCTGCCTCGTGCGGTACTAGCAGCCCTTGCTTGCTGCTGTGCTGCCCTTAGTTCTCTTTCGGTCAGGTCACCTCCTGCTGCAAGCTCACTTGCTGCCTGTTCATTCAAGCCAGACCTGAGACCACTAAGGTTACCGACTTCCATGGCATCAACATCACGCCCTGCCATGCCAGCCTGAGCCATGCCTACACCCTGCTGATCTGTTAGCATTGCTGGCTGTGTTGATTCTTGTGGTGCTGCTTGTGGTGCTGCTTGTGGTGCTGCTTGTGCAGCTCCCATCTGTTGCAGCTCGGCTTGACCCCCTCCTACTTGCTCATTAATGCTTGCTGTGTTTCCCTTGCCCTGACCAGACAAGTCTCCACCAGTCTGATTTATATTCTGTAAATTTCCCTTACCATTGCCAGTCAGATCACCTCCTGCCTGATTAATGCTCTGGGTATTTCCCTTACCTTTACCAGACAGGTCTCCACCTGTCTCATTAATGCTTGCTGAATTTCCCTTACCCTTACCAGATAGATCTCCACCTGTCTCATTAATACTTTGAGTGTTTCCTTTACCTTTGCCAGATAGATCACCGCCAGTCTGATTTATATTCTGTAAATTTCCCTTACCATTACCAGACAGGTCTCCACCTGTCTCATTAATGCCCTGAGTGTTTTCACCGCCATAATTATTCAGGTCTGGTTTAAGTGCTACTTGTTCCTCAAGTTTGCCTTTAAGGGACGATGCCCTCTCAGCAACACCAGTCTGGTTCATGCTTTTAGAGTCATCAAACTTTTCATTGTACGCAACCCTGCGCCCCACTGACTGAGCTTGCTCAGCTATTTCCTGACCAGTTAAATCACCACTTGTCGGATTAGGGTTTTGACCCTTACCTCCTGAGCCTCCTGAGCCTCCTGCGCCTCCAAAGCTTCCTGCGCCTCCTAGGACTGCACCTATCGCTCCAGCTCCCACTGCACCCATTGCTCCAGCTCCTGAACTCTCACCCTGACCAGTTAAGTCTCCTGCCTGTGGGTTTCGGTTATCACCTTTCTGTTGGCTCAATGACGAAGGCTGCTGATCCTGTTGCCCAGTTTGCCCTTTACCCTGACCAGTTAAGTCTCCTGCCTGTGGGTTCTGACCCTCGCCTTTTTGCTGTCTAAGCGACGAAGGCTGCTGATCCTGTTGCTGTTGCTGTTGCTGCTGACCTTGCTGAGCATTCTGCCTGTTTCCATAAACGCTAGATATTTGCTGACCGCTTCCAAATGATTGAGCCAGATTACTAAGCCTATTGCCTTGAGAATCTAACTTTTGTGAGGGAATGGCAGACTGATCATTTAACTTGGTAACTTTATCAAGTGCACCCTGAATATCTCCCTGTTTGCGGTACTCTTCTGTAAACTTATTTCCGTATTCCTCTATTAACTGAAGCTCGCCTTGGACTCTTGTGTCATTTGTCGTTGTCTGTAGGTCATTGGCAAGCTTACTTAACCCCTGAAAGTTTCCATCCTCATCAAAGCCAGCCCTACGCTTTACAGTATTTCCGTCTTTATCTTTAAAATCAAAAGTTTCTGTGCCAGCATACACATCGACTAGACCGCCACCAGACCTAGTAGTCTGTCCTGCCTTTGATGGATCTGTTATAATATTTCCACCAACATCTTTCCTATAGATTGGAGTTTTTTCTATAGCCTCACCTGTAGGGCTAAATGAAACAGCATCAAGGTACTTTGCATTCTGTGCATTTTTAACACCCTCTTCTCCTAGAACATCTCCAAATGAACCAAGTGCAGAATTTCTTAGTTGTTGATATTTTGCTGTTTTATTACTGGGGCTACCGAGTTTTCCGTTGCCAGTTAAGTCTCCACCAGTAGGATTTACTGTTTGTCCCTTTTCAGTTTCAAAATCAAAAGAATTAGATTTTACAACATTTCCTGTCTTTTTGTCGATAAGCTCTAAGGTTGAAGTATACCTAAATCCGCTGTCACCTTTTTTGACATTACGCTGTTTTATTTCATAAGCCTCATTGCCAGTCTGTGCCTGTTCATATCCTTCTATTATTCTTCCTTCATCGTCATACGATGCTTCCTCGCCCAGCAGGGTATCCATTGCGACTTCTTGGTTCAGTCGCGCGTATGCTTTCCTGCCGTATGACGGATCTGCTTCTGCTGCGTATAGGTCTGGTGCGAGCTCAATTTGTGCCTCCAATCCTTCACGCATTGCTTCCCCATAATTAACTTTTTCTGGGGCTTGTTGTACTATTGTTGTGTCACTTCCGCACATATTAAATTCCTCCTATTTTCTTCAAGTCTTTAAAAAACAAATTAGTTGCCCATACAGGCTTATGCCCGAACCTGTGCATATGCTCAAAGTAGGGCGAATGACTATTGCAAGCTATGTAACTTTGCTGGACTCCAATCTGTGAGAGCATACTCTCCTGCAATGCATTTAAAATAAGGCTGTCCTTCGCTGTCACTTTCTTTGAGTGATGCCAACACAAAACCATAGGCACTTCACATAAGTTCATGCCCCCCACAATCTCATCGCCCTTAAGAATGGCATGAGTGGGTATGTTCATGTTGTCATTATCTTCCTTCGCAAGCTTAGAAATTAAGTCACGCTCACCTTGAGTTTTTAATTTAACTGCTACTGGGACGCTCATTCTACCCTTAATTTCTTTTTGTAGATTTTAGTCGTATGGATTGGCTCAAACCCCAACCGAGACAAGTGCTCCGTGTAAGGTGAACTGTCGTTAACAACTATGTAGTACTCATTAATTCCCTTCTCACTCATGATCGACTCTTGCAGAGAGTTCAGAATTAGTGAGTCCTTTGCCTTTACCTTTTCCTCATGATGCCACACTAACACCAAAGGCACTTCTGCTAAGTTCCACTTACCTACTAACTCATCACCCTTGTAGATGACATGAGTGGGGGCGGTGAGTGGATCATCTTTTGCAGTATTAAGGTATTTCTCTTTCGCCCTTGCAGTGCTTACTTTTACTACTTTAGGAATCATAATAGTGCTGGTATTAGTTTTGTGTTTTTATCAATTCCACTAATTGTGGCGTTTTCATTAATTGCTGTAGCTACTGCTGGAGGTAACTGCACATTCAAAGACTCATTCACCTGTCCTTTTATGTACTGTATCAACTCACCATTATCCTGCGTCATTGGTTGGTCATCTACATCTGCGTGGAGAACACTAGTGCCATCATCTCTGAATATTCTTGCTCCAGAAATAACCAGTGGAATACTTCCAGTGTTCTGCAATTTGATGTCAGCGATTGCAGTATTCACTCGATAGTTCATGTGATCAATCGCATCAATTGCACCAAACCATTGCCCAATGCCAGTAGAAGTGGTTGTTTGCTTCACATAGAATGCATAGAACTCTCTTGCGTCTGCGATCCCATCACCATCGGAAATGTCGATCTGAACATTCGGATAATCTGCGGACAAGGTAGTCAGATTATCAGCATTTATGCCGTTTTCATTATAGATTGTATCTGGCTGCTGGTCTGCCTCGAAACTAATTCCTATACTTGTCGCAACACCAAACGCCTCGTAGGGCAGGAATGCACCAGTCCCTGCTTGGCAGGTAATCCGTAAACGAATGTTGTCACCAACGCTTACTTCCTGCCCTGTATATGTCCCAGAAGATTCCACCTTATCTCCAGCAGTACCTGCAACCACTAAGTTTTCTACCTCTAGGTTTTTGGTAATATTGAAAAGTTGCAGGGTGGCAGTTGCTTCCACATTAGTTACTTTCCAAGGCAGAACTGTGTTTTCACCATAAGTACCTATTACTTCTGCACCATTTAAAAGTGAAATATCTCCAGTAGTCTGAATATTTCCCACAAAGGTAGATGCCTTGATAGTTATTGTAGATGGGTCTTGGGGTGGCACTATCTCATTCAGTTCATTGACTCCTTCTGTAAGAGCCAAATAACCAATTGAACCTTGTATAAGATAATTTTGATTACTCCCACTAAGTATTTCCCACTGCCACCCAGTTCCATTGCCATTGGCAACGATATTATAAAGCCTACCTACATTTGAGCCAGAAGGCTTCCTAAAGTTTAGCCGAGTCCTTCCGTATACCTCTTCATAGAAAGGATCAAAATAAAAATCACTTGCGTCAACATCTGTGTTACTATTTAGATCTAGGTACACTCCATTCTTTATCTCATCATAAAACTCAAATTCTGGCGTAAAAGTAATACGCATTTGTGTCCCAAAATTATCAAAATCTAAGGAATAAGAACTATCGCCAGATGCAGCACCATATTCCACATGAAGCACAGGATCTGCGTTTGCATCAATAACGACATTAAAATCCTTTGCATCAATGGTATTTCCGTCTCTGGTTACAATTGTCTGGGTTTCCCCTGCGTAGTTATCTACCAGAAATGCTTTTGCTCTGTTGTAAAATTTTTTTGGTGTATCAATTTCAGTGTAATCATCTGTGATTACTCTTGGGTCAGTAATAAGTTGGTCATCAAATAACACCCAATTGACTCCGAGTTCGCCCAATCCTTTAAGGGCTTGATTTGTAGTAGAAATGGATTTCCCATACTCAATTAATTTGAAAATAAATATATCATCACCACTGTCATCTAATCCTCTCCTGTCCACCTTGTACCTATTAGTTCCAAAATCGGTATCCCATCGGGTGTAAGTGATTGGGGTGGTAGAACTATCCTCACTATCAATATTGGTGATTGCGGTGGTTACTGTTATAGTCTCTGTGTCTCCGTTTGCATCGGTTGTGTACTCGTAAACCTTGTCTGCCGTGTGGTCTTGTCCGTTGGCATTTTTTCTGTACGAATTATCCGTGTCGGATGCGTAAACTTTCACTCCATCGATGGCAGACCCACTTGAGTTTTTAACATTAAAAGACACCTCCTTTTGTATAATTGCTCCACCTAATTGCCTGTTGCCACCAACGCCTTCCTTTGGCATACAACGAGTATTAGAACCTTCTGATGCGTTTATTACTGTGTAGAATTTTGCACCTGTAGCATCATCATCCGTGCCTAAATCGTAATCTGAGCGTATGTTCCCCGAAGTGTCTAAGTCTCGCAACACCGAGGAATTTGAGCCACCTGCTAATTGACCAATCGCAGCATTTACCAAAGTGACCGAAAAAGTTTCGGGTAAGTTTCTGTGCGTAATTAAAAAACCATCCACTATCAAATTCTCCACCGAACCCAATATAGTGTTCGTAGCATCATCTAACCTAATTTCTCTTCGCTCACTCGATGCCAATCCGCTTGGTCTGAATATCTTTGTGTTTTTAACATTTATTGTGCTTGAACCATCAGTTGAATCAGCATTGAATCCTGCCAGACCAAGCGGTTTTGCACTACTGATTGCCCCACCTTTTAAATTTAATGTTCCACTATTATTTTGGATCAGTCCCTTCTGATTTGCTCGCCATTCTCGTGAACCACCTGTGTCCTCACGCACGCACATTAGACCTACTCCGCTAGAGTAAGCACTATTTCCGCTCCCTGTCCGCTCGACTCCGTAGTTATATGTTCCTGTGCTTGTTATTACAATTACTGGGGTGGTTGCATCAGTCCCAGTTGCACTATATACCAGCATCTCAACATCGGGGTCATGCGTCAGAGTGCCTTGGATTTCCAATCTATTTGAACCCAAATCGTAAATCGTAAAATTACTATTGAATGCAGTTGTGATTACACCCGAAATTCCATTTAATCCACTAAGGTCTGTATCAGTGCCAGTCTGAGTAATTGTTGCACCACTTTTTGTCCAAGTCATTATGCGTAATCCTTTGTAATTGATGAGACATTACCATCTTCATCGTATGCTATTGCCTGAGTGTAAGTCCTATTATCAAGTTCTCCATATTTTGTAGTCACTACACCAATTAATCTTTTTGTAGAATCATATGTAAAGACCTTGTTGTACAAGTGCTGGGTCTTTGAATTATCCACATAAACATTAATGGCAGAGAGGCTACCATCTGAGTACGAAAGTTCATTAAAATAATCCTTACTCTCAGTGGTAGCCGAAGACATTGCAAGAGGGTGAAACCACCCTCCTACAGCTGTCCCAATCTGCCCTAATATAGTGTCAGGCATTATTACTATGGAGTGTAAATATACCCTGCTAAGAAATTATTGTAGTCACCAAAAGCAACTCCGTTCAAAGTAAGGGCAGTACCAGATGCAATTTTGAAGTTAGCCTTAACATTAGCGACATCTGATCCACTCTTAATCTCCCATCTGCTAGTATTATTATTCCAAATAATAGTCGCAGGATTAAGTGGGGTAAACGACTCCTCAAATGTTAATGAGTTTACAACAATATTTGTAAGACCAGCGTGAGTGTCAGTCTTCCAATCAATCGACCAGCCATTTTCTATTGCTTGAATGCCAGCAACATTCCAAACTCCAATTAATTGACTCTTGCCTGATCGTGGTGCTGTACCTCCTGCTGTAACCCCATCACTCCAGTCTTCCACATACAAGCCATTTCCAGTAACCCCATTAACTACACGAGGTGTGCCACTCTCCAGCATAACAGCATAATCATAGGAGTAACTACCAGCCACAACCCTAAAAAAGTGCCTCCTTCTAATTACACCCTCAACATTTTGAGTGCCATCGGCTAAATCGGTAGTCATAGTTGCCGACCCACCTCCTGAAAGTGTGTAAGCAGTCGGGTTATCATATATCGTAATACCTTCAGCTGTTACACCCCAGTGCGCATCAAAATCTGCTGCACTCGTATCTCTGTAGTTTTGTGTATTATATGCATCAGCTTCCTGACCCAAGTGCACCTGAATCCCAGAAGTAGCTGAACCCATCGCACCACTCTCAGTTTTATTCAGCTCAATGATATTGTCTTCAACCTGAAGTGTGGTGGCATTTATTGTGGTAGTCGTACCATTGACTGTTAGGTTGCCAGTTACTGTGAGATCCCCAGTGATCTCATTTAAGTTATCAACCAGCTCTTGAATCGTATTAACCTCGGCAGCTATCGCTTGACCGATCTTCCCCAGAATGTCTGTTGGTGCTGGCATGACTTAAGGATTTAGGATTGTGTTTAGCTCAGTCTCAAAAGATGCGTAGTCTCCTACACTTACAGTGTTGATCTTTACACCATCCCCATCAGGTGCTGCAATGTTAGCAGAAACATCTGCCAAGGCTGTACCTTTTTTGAAACTCCAGTTTTTCTCTGCTGTGGTATCATCCCAAATTAAAGTAGCATCTGGGTCAGTTCCTAGCTTTACAGCAATACCAGCAGTGTCTGCACCTTTTTCACCAGTCGCAGTTTTATTAAGCTCAATAATATTGTCCTCTACCGCAAGCGTTGCTGTCTGCAAAGTGGTAGTCTCACCATTAACTGTTAGACTTCCCCCGATAGTTAGGTCACCCGAAACATTACTTAAGCCTGTAATGCCATCCTTGACTGCTTTGATTTCTGTGGCAACTTTCTTGCCGATTTTACCTAATATATCTGTTGGTTCTGCCATTTTGTTTACTCCTTATGTAGTTCATATTGTGTAATGAATGAGACCTCATCCCCATACTCTTGCCTAATTTCATCCATTGCTGTTTTGTCGATGTATTGGAGTTGATCCCAGCTTGTGAAACCATCTCCGATTTTAATTCTTTTGTTGGTGATATCTAAGCCTAGTTCACCTTGGTGAAGTGTAGGATTCCTATCGTTCCACTCTACAGCTGTAGACCTCCGAATCTGTATTCTCCGAACACTCATGCCCCACCCCCATCTATGTTAAGATCAATACTGTAAGTTGACGAAGCTACGCCCCCATCTATATTTCCCTCGATAAACTGAACAGCATCACGAGCAATCCATTTTGAGCTCGCACTGTCGTACTGTAAAACTGAGTTATCTGCATAGCTTGATGCGGTCACATCCGTCAAGTCCCCTATGGCAAAGCTAGTAGCCCCTACAGCATCACTTTGGTTTGTAAAAGCCGTTCCGTCCCACTTTAAAATGTCACCGATATCTAGGGCTGCTATGGAAACATCATTTAACCCATTAAGGGCTGTTGCTCCTCCAGTACCAGATCCACCACCTGTAGGAGCACCACTGCCAGATATTGTCCCATTGACCACAAGTGTGCCATCTATCTGTAAGGTCTCACCAGCACCAATGGTGATCTTATCAGTCGGGACAAAAACTTCTGGAGCGCCAATATTTCTTAGTGCTGTTAAGATATCGCTCCCTACTTCGGGAGGATCGGCAGGAATCACTAAAGCCTTAATTGCCATCGTACACGCCTCCTGCCCTACCGCTACCGACAAAGCCCTCTAGGGTTACTCTCTTAATCTCTGTCTGCAAGTTTGCACCACTAGTGGCATTGACCTCCACATTAGCACTGTACCCACGCTTGCGAGCATTAAATCTGGTGAGTCTGTCAAAATCATCATCATCCTCTATTATTACCCTTGAAATTATAGTGCTGTCTGGGTTTTTAGTGTAAACATTTACAATTGTGCTACTGCCATTTTCAGCAGCATACCCAATAGTCCCACGGACAAATTTCTTAATATCACGGCTGCCTAAAATATACTGCCGTGTAATTAGCTTACCATTAATTAAAGTCCCATCATCATCTATTGCCGACTCATACTCAAAGACCGCATCAGAACTAGCTATATATAATTTTCCTAAAAGACTAGATATAGCTTTTATGCCGACTGGTAAAATATCGACACTTTCCCACATTGACTGCAACGAGTTATACACCAGTAAGACATTAGGCTCTGTCGGTGGATTAGCTGGGTCAATAATGTAAGGGACTGCAAAATAAACTCGGTTCTTATGGTAATGAACAATGCACTTATCAATAGCGTCTAGATTAAATCTTTCGACCAATGGGGTAATTTTTTTCGACAATGGCTCTTGGTCTAAATTAATCTTACTGACACTAATGCCTAACCCTTTTGCTGGGTCACTACTAGGCACTAAAACTTGTATGTCTCCCTCACTTGATACAAAGTAAATATAGCTGCCATTTTGTGCAAAAGCCCTAGTCCCTGCGATTCCATACTGCCTAGTAATCTCAAAGCTTGTTGAGTCCAGCGAATGGACATTACCAATAATATGTATGCTGTTCTCATTTAAGACCAAAATCTGAGATTCTTGGTACGGACAAAAAGCAACTGTCTTATCGTTTGTTCCCTTGTTTACAAAAAATTCTCCTGTTCCTATCTGGAAATTATTTTTATCCAGTAGATCACTAATTAGTACTGTCGTACTGGAATCTGCATAATCTGGTACTATCAGTCTATTAGACATATAAGTCCCAAACCCTGCGTTTGGGCATTGCGTGAACGCTGGTTGATTTACTGTAGGTGTGGCTGGAAATGCTGTAAAAGAATTATCGCCATCTGAGAACTGAGGGCGTTGCCCTTCATCAAAAACTATAACCTCATTGAAGGCTTGAATCGCATACCCATTGCCTACTGGATTTGCCAGTGTCAAGACCTTGGTGGGATTAGTAACTCCGAGAAGAGCGTTGTTTGTTACAGCCAAAATGTCATTTGTTCCATCAGGGTCTCGGAATGACAATAGGTTTTGTATTCCTGCAATCTCGCGCACCTTTTTTAAGCCCTTGCGCACTCGTGCTGTACCCTGATCAAACCGCATATTGACACTGAACTGAACCATTCCCTCAGGCAGCAAGGTAGGTTCGGTATACGCATCCATACCAACAAACATACCATCCCCATCCTCAAGGTAGGGATCGTCTAATTGTCCATGGCTACGAAACTTAGGCACTACCTATTCCTCCAGCTTTCCAGTAGTTTATCTAGTTTTGTCTCAATACCATCGAGCCTCTTGAATAGTGTCTCATTCTCGGTTGTGTTTTTAGCCATATCCACTTCCAGTTTATTAATCCTAAGGGATTGACATTTCATTTCTCCGAACACGGATTTGATCATGAATCCACCTACAGCAAACAGAACACCAGAGACTACTTGCAGTGCATAAAATACTAAATTCTGTTCCATCTGTCTTCTGATTTTTTTGCCCTCCAGTGAGAATAAACCATCGGTACGATAAACCATAAGGCTAAGCCAATAACGCAAAGTTTTATGACCCCATAGACTTCTGCTAGAATAGAATCGAAAAAACCACCATCCTTAGCAGCCTTAAGTTTTGTCTCCACCAGTGCGTCAACATCTCCAGAAGTTAAAGCATCTACCATCATTTTTTTATCTTCCCTCGCATTTGAGTCCATAACTATTAAAGACCCAGCAGCACTACCAACCCCAGCCCCTAGAGCTGCACCTGCTGGCGATCCTGCGGTCACTGCTGCACCAGCCCCTCCACCTACCACCGCAAGAGTGGGAGGCAAGAGGGACTTCATGCTACAACTACCTAAAAAGAAGATTAATAAAACTATAGCCCAAGAGGGCATTAGTTCATTTGAATGGTAAATCCGTTAGCTGGTACTTTAAAGATATCACCTAGCTCTATGACTACGGAACTTTGAAGTTGTCCGTAGACGAGCAAGTTGCCACCTGTTGCTGCGTCAAATAATCCTACATGGGTGATTGTACCCCAGTCAGCTAACGCATCAGCCCAGCGAAATTCTGCATCGTTGTCGATCTCTCCACCAGCAGCAGCATTAAAGCTACCCTGTCCAGTAGAACCGATCTGAATGCGTTCATAAGCAGTGCCTGAACCTGAGACCTCAGTACCAGCAGAGCTGTCAGAAGGTGCTGAAGTAAAGAGACCAATGTATCCACCTGCTCCACTCGTTACTGTTCCAGAAGCAAAATCAAAGCTGCCCAGCGTTGCCATGGCATCTAAAATTTTCTCCTCTAAATAATCTGTTGCTTGACTCATTTTATATATCCTCTCTTGTTTTTAGTTGGTTAAAATTATTCCTTTTCGGCAATGACTACATTTTTGTTTGTGCATTGCCCGATAGTGACCCAATCATTGTTTGCCCAATTAGCAGCTGCTGACTTGCCAAATGTATTTGGGAAAGTGGCTGGTAATCCATCTGGTATTACATTGCAGGTAAATGGCATAGATAACTGATCCCATGTGCCGTCACTAGTACTTAATCCTGTCTTATTAAACCAAGGGTCTTGGCTCGTGTTATTATGAACAATACAGTGCTCCCTGTAAGGTGCTGGAGGTTGATTGTATTTCCAGTACTCTCCAGATAAATCTGCACTATCTTTTTGTGCTGCAAATACAACATTCTGAATTAGTGCTGTGTCCTGTGCCTGAACAGGGTTATCAAAATCTATTGCGTAGTTTTGGTCTATGCAGTACCCACCTGTTACAGTTACAGGAATTTTTTGATAAGTATTACTACCTAAAGTTCCACTTGAGCCTGTTAAATATACGGACTCCATGTAAGCATAACTATCAAGCATTAAGTCAGTTGTTCCATACCCGAATCCATAGGGTGTATTTGGTCTAGCATTTTCTATTAAAATCCTAAACTTGATCATATACCCATTATTTTTTTGCCAAACTTCTGGATCGTTTTCATTTCCAGACAAATACTGGAAGTTGTCAGAAAACAGCCCACGAGGGTGATTTGCTTTGGTTGAACTTGCTGCAATTTGATCAAATTCACCATACCCATGTGCTGAAGTAGTGTTAGATGGAAACAGCTCAGTAAAGTGTCCGAAATGAATCTGGCGAGTGCCAGTGTATGCACTGACATTTGTCCTTGGCTGCTGTAAATATGCGATTACATACCCTTGTATGTTTTCCTCCGCTTCACCATTACTATATTCTGGTAAATGAATATTTATAGGAGTTTGCCCAACCAGCAGCATATTCTCATAAATATTTCTTGTTGTATGAAAACCAGAATTTGAGTCAGTTGCAGTGTTAGGTAAATCGTACCAGTCTACTGACTTGTTATTAAAAAATGTTTCATTTCCAAAGTCATTAGTATGCACTAATTTAAACTGCTGGTTTGTATTAAAAAATTCATCAAGTTGCACTGAAGCGATTCTTCTAGCTTGAGTACCTAAGTAAGTTTGACCTAATTCTGGCTGCGTCCTTCTACCTATTGTTTCAAACAATATATGACTAACATTACCAGACCCAGATGAAGGAATTGATGACAAGCCTAACCTGCTGTCAGAAAGTGGAGTGGTGCGACTGTTCCATAACTGCACATTGCTATCCCGATTATTAGCAAGTTTATAAGTTATTTCTGTTGATGCCTCTCTTTGTCTTTCCCTTATATGAATCACAGTTAAATTAGCAGCAAGTGACATAGTGGTTTGACCTTTTACTATTGCATTTTTACCAGCAAATTGAGTGTCTATTAATGCTGAAGCTGTCGATATACCCTTGACTACAATATTATCCCCTTGGGTTATGTCAGTGATTGCGATAGCAGCCGTACTGTACCCACGCTGAACTACATTCCTACCATTAAAAACACCAGCAATACTTATAGGTGCAATGCTCACACCCTGACCTACTATATTCTTAGCTTGGACATTTTGCGTAGTAATTACGGCAGCAAGATAAGCATTATCTGTCTTTACTGGATTATAGCCAATCACCGAACCACAGGAAATTTTTGTGGGGATTAATTTAATTGCAGACTGCTTTACACAGTTTCTTGCAACTTGAGATGAGTAAACTCTCACACTTCCATTGATCGGAGGACTCCAAACTACATTGAGCTTTAGAGCCTTTACCTGACCTATGTTAATAGAGCGGTATGCCTTGCCTGTAAAAACTTTAGTGTAAACTTGTGTTTCTCCATACTGGGCTGCATTTTTCGCACGGACATCAGGCTTCACCCTTAAGAAGATTTGTGGGTAACCTTTTCGCACAATATTGAGAGCTGTTACAATTAGATCCAGTATTGGGTCACCATCAATGATTGCCTTTACCACAGCATTTTTACCCTTAAAGTCTGTGTCCACTGACATAGCAACTTCTGCCAGCCCTTTCTTGACTGCTGCAATTTGCTCTGCAGTAATCGGTGCTTTATGGCTCTGCTTTGCATTAAGCCTCCTATAAGGCTCTTTCGTAATCGTAAATGGTGCAGCCCTGTCTTGCTGGCTATCTAACTTATCCAGTTCCCGAACCAGAAGGTCTAGCCCATACACATCTTGGATCTGTGCTTTCTCGTGCTGACCATCCCCCACAAGCCAATGTTTATACGCATACGCCTTTATTGCCTGTGCCAAGAAATTTGGGACATCTTCATCTGCACTGTCCGAAGTAAAAACTGGAGACTCTATCCTGTAGCGAACCCAGACCTCATTAAATGTCTTGGAATGTGGGTCTACATAAATTCCTTCTCTACCCTCTCTCCAGTTTAATGGAGTCGTATCACTATACCGAGGATCTTCTAGGGTCACGGACAAGCAAGTCCCGATAACATCTTTACCGACTTGCTCATAAGAAATGTAGCGATCAAATTTAATGCTAATCTCCATGAAGTTTGAGCTTTCTGGCGTTATTCCATTTACCTCAAAGCAACAGGGCTGGTTTCCGTAGGCTGTTATTGGGTCAACTGGCTCACTAATGCAAAGGTAAAGTTTATTCTTATACCTAACCTTTGCTCCTATATAATAACAGCCACTCTCTGCCCATTCTGGTGCATCATCTATATCACCAATCTCATACCACAGCGAGAGGTCTAATGGAGTGCCTCCTGTAGCCTCTTCGTAATTCCTGTAATACTTTCCGTCATAGTAAACCTCACTCCCGACTGGGTAGGTGCTAGACGGATTAAATTCGTCACGGAAATATCTTACTTCCGTCTTAGTAAATTCTGCCCAAGGATAATAATCCCAGCAGTATTTCACCGCATCAGTTATATATTCTGCCAGTAATACTTTTTCATGGCTTAGAATACTAGTTGGGTCTATTCCAGCTGTTGCTGCAACACCCCTCTCGATTGCCGAGTAAGAAATGCTTCTCATCTAGACAATAATTTTGCCAGAGACTGATTTAATTTTAACTAGATCACCAAATCGATTGTCTAGCCATTTTTTAAACCCTTTGTCCTGCCAAATATTTTCATGGATTTTGTCTTTCCAAAAATTATAGACCTCTGGGCAGAGCTTATACCTAAGATACCCAAAGTCTAAATTTTTTCGCTCACCGCCAGTCAAACGACGCTCGGCTTGCATCAACTTGATTTGTTGTTCCTCCGCCCTAGCGAGCTCGGTTCTAAACTGATTAGCAAAGATATCCCAAACTTCACCAGTGTAGTTAACCCCATCAACTACAATTTCTTTGTTAGAATCGAGCATCGCTGAGCGTAAGAAAACCAATCAGGTTATAGTGTATTTGCCGTGATCAAGTCCACCAGAGTAAGACTTGAGAGCAAAGACAGACTCGATTAATGACCGAGCACCACCGCCAAGATCAGGCAACTCACGGACATTTGTGTTTTCCGCAAATGCTACCTCAAGCTGTGGCTTATTTAAGATAAACAAAGTACCCTGTCCTTTGGACGCATCATAAGCACCAGCCGACCGAGCGTCCTGCTCCAGAAAGCTACTTAATTGAAGCCCGACAGTCCCGAAGTCAGTCTCGATGATATCAATTGCAGCACTCAAGCGTCCTTCATCAGTGTCACGATTAGAGACTACCAGATTGTTGGTTCTTGGGCTAAACAGCGTAAACTCAGAAATGGTCTTCTTTGCAGAAGTTCCGCAAAGACCAAAAAAGACTTTATCCGATTCACCAGTCTGCTCATATATGCTCTGAAGAATGTCACGGATGTCTTCCTCTTTAGCGGTAGCAGCAGCAGATGTTCCAATAGATGATGCTGGAGTTAGGAACGAAGTCGGTACTGGCAAGGTTGCCTGTGCCGAGGAGCTAACCCACTTGCCAAGTCCACGAGTCTGATATGGATCAGAAGAGCTTTCCTGATTGGTCTCTTGAGATGAGCACAAAGTACTCTCTATATCTCTTTTATGTGTAACCAATGCTTTTGCAATAGAGTTGCTCATTTCCTTCTTAAAACCGACTCCTGCGATATCGGAAGTCATGTCAGCTAAGCGAGAAACCTTAGGGAATCTGCGAGCATACTGTACATAAACTTGGCACTTTGCACGATCATCATAGTTCTCAAAATCAGCACTGGTGGTATCTTCACCATCCACTGGGATTTTGTCGGAAACGCCAGCTGTATAATTAGCAGCCTGAACATTATTAATCTTATGCTTATCTACACCCCACTCTAAAAGTGAGTTTCGAGGCGCACTGCCTTTTTTAACTTCAGATAAAAAGGGTGTACTCTTTTTATCAATAATGGTGAGAAGCGAAGACAAGTCTTCCCTCTTTAAATTTTGTGATCTTTCGACTATTCCAGCCATGATTTTTTCCTCCTGTTAAAGTAATGATTCTATGTAAGACGCTGCATCATCAATTTCTCCAGAGGCTGCTTTTTTCAGAAGTGCTTCTTTCCCTTTACCCTTTGACTTTACCACAGTCCTCTGTGATCGACTTGGGGCGGTGGGAAGATTCGGTGCGGTTGGTTGTTTGCCAGTTTTAGCTTTAACTGCATTTTCTCTATAAGCTTTGAACCCTTCTACTGCATAACCCAATGTTATTAACCCAAAGGGGTCAGTCTTAACATAGTTTGCTAAGTGCGAATTGTTGGTCAAAAGTTTTTCAACTTCTTTACTCTCCGCACTGCCTTGGTTAGACATCCACTTAAAAGTCTGCAACGCAAGCTGGCTTTGTTTTTGTTTCTCCACCAATCTAGCTGCAACTTTTGGAATGTTCTTCCTGAGATCCCTGTCAGTTTCAACCATCAGTTTTCTGGCTTGATCGTACTCGACATCGTGGGTCTCACCAGCCATGTCTGTATAATCACCTCCGTCTGGATTTTCCAAAAGCCACTCCCTTAAGTGCTCAGCACTTTCTTCACGCTGCTGCAACTGTTGCATATTATCAACATCACTAAAGCGGTCTAAATTCTCAGACTTAACTGGCATTGGGGCTTCTTTTGCCCCAGCAGTGCTTTCTAGTTCGGCTTTTAGGATCTCAACTTCGGCTAAAGCAGCATTTTTTGCTTCTACTAGCTTACCAATCCGCTTTTTAACACCCTCAGAGTCTTCTGGCTTCTCTTCTTCCTCTAAATATTCAGGGGATTCAAGAATTTCTTCAGGCTCTTCAGCTGTCTCCAGCTCTTCTTCAGCAACCTCTTCGGTTTCTGATTCTGCATTGTCAATGAACTGCCCACTTAATCCCGAAGATTCTATAATCTCCCCAAGATCAATTAAGCTATCTGTTTCTGTTTCTGCTGTTTCTTGAGGCGCGACCTCGTTTACTGTGTCTACCATAGTTTTTTTAAATTCACTGGCGTTGGAATTGTTATCTCGTGAAGATCGTCACGGACGAATGTTAAGCTAAAACTTTTTGTTGCTTAACAATCTGTCAACACGCTTACCCTAGTTGGGCTCAATAAAGCGATACCAGTTCCTTCGAACTAATTGTTTTTGGCTACCAGAGTACTCAGATCCTGAGTAGCATTCCATTTTACCATTTGTAATAGCTTGGTTTATTAGCTTGTAGCATTTGCCGAATCCATAGCCAGTTTCTTCCTTAAAATCAGCAACAGTAAACCAGCCCTCTCCACTTGGCTTATTTGCACTATCGTCATGCAAGTTCTCAAGCTTTGATGCCCAGCTCATCTCCAGCACCACTCGCTTCCCATCCGCTTAGCTATATAAGCAGCCCAACCCTTATTGGAGTAATATCCGTAAACCCAGCCAGCCTCGTGAGCTAACCTGTTCACCTTAGCCCGATTCCAGTCCATTGCAGTAGTAGCAAGGCAGCCAGCACTAATTCCAGCACCACCTCCCTGCTTAGGGATAGAATGGTGCTGTATAGAATGAATGTGTCCATGCACTACTAGCCCACCCTCTTCAGAAAATGTCTCTGCGTGTCTTTTTGTGGCTGTGATGCCATGAAAATAACCATGGCAGAATTTTATCTTACCTAGCTTTAAAATACCCTTATCAACATCATACGGATACATCTTGCACTTTATAGAGCGACAGGTCTGCTCAATATCTTTAATGCCTAATTTAGCTGTGTCTCTAATTATGCCCAAGCTATGCTTTTCGGCTGTCTGCCACAGTCGGTCATCATGATTGCCTAATAAAAAATGATGTGGCTTAAACTTTTTTAGAAACTCCATCCCAGCCTCCACATCTGCCTCCATGCTTGCATTTCTCTCAGCAGCATCTGCGGATCTCATCAGTGGAGAAAAATCAAATAAGTCTCCTCCAAATATACGGACATCTGGCTTAAACTCATCTACAAATTTATGAAGGTGAGCTACTGCATCGTAGTCCTGCTTGTCACCATGCAAATCGCTGGCGAACACAAAAGACTTCATTCTTCGTCGAATACAACTATAGCAGGAAGCAACTCTGCCTTTAGCGTCTCAAGCACCCCAATGACCTGACGAACAGTTAAGCCTTTCATCAGATAGTCGTTACATTTCTCACCTAATTCTGATTGAAGTGTATCTTCCCATTCTTCCATTTTTTAAATTCCTCTATTTTTGTTTTTAGTGTAGCCAGAGCATCAATTCTGCCAGCAGCATGGGACATCTTCTGTGGATCACTCGCTGGATCTGCTACATCATTCACCGAGTCTAAAAGAGCAGAATCAATAACAGTGTCCAAGGCTTGCCAGAATTTACTACCATCGCCAACATCCCCAAAAGCCTGAGCGACTTCATCTGCCGACATTGGCTTAGGGTACTTTACTAGCTTTGACTTCTTACGAAATAATTTAAACATTAGTATCCTCCAGTGACCGATTTAACTCCCACTCTTCCAATCTGTGCGTTTTCCATTTGCTGTATTCCGAACTGCAAATACTGCATCCGATTGTCCGACAATTGCTTAACAAGTGGTTTCTCTTGGAGCTTCTTCTGAAGCTCCTGAGAAGTTTGGATAATTTGCTGAGCTGTTTGCTGGCGTAATTGGAAATTAACTCCCTCTTTAGGTATTGGTTCGATTTCATTGATAATTTTAATCCACGCATTTTGCTCATCTTCAATTTCCCTTTGGGCTGCTGTTGCCTTATCCATAACCACTTGCTTTGCTAACATTGGATCAATCGACTCGGCTATGATTTCTAAAAGCTTATTTCGGTCTAGAGCACCTGTCACATCGAACTGCGTCAGCTTCATAACCGCATCAATTTTTTTCTCCATAAACTCTGGATTAAGCGTATCCACATTAAAGCGAAGGCTCAGGTCATATCGCCCAGCAATGTCATCTTGTTGGACAGCAATATCCTCAACTGATCCACCTGTCAGTCTTGCGACAAATTCAGGTGACAGGTACTGCTGGCATAAACACAGGGCTTGCGATAAAGCTTCTTTCCATGAATCCAGCCAGCGATTAGTCATGCACTGCTGGTAAAGCTGTTTCTGTTCTGGCTTATCAGGGTTACCAAAATATTTCTCGGCATCCATAATGGCAGCAGCCTCTGCCTCCATTGATCCATTGGAAACAGGGGGAGGTGCAAGCCAGCCAATATCATCGGGTCTTGAAATAGTCATCTGTGATGCTGGGGCTATCGTTGTGTTTAATCCCCCACGCCTTGCGTTGACCAACAGTGGAGGAATCACACTGATACTTGCAGCATCATTTTTAAGGTCTCGGTGCAGCTTAGCCTCATACTGATTAGTTGCCACCACTTCAGGTATTCCCCTGCTGTCGAAAATAGACCTACTTAAACGCTCCCTGCTAAAGAGAACAAAAGGCATCTGATTATGACCATAGTTTAAGATTTCATGTTTACCATAGGAATCAGGCACATGAGAAGAAAATGCGGTGCAGTAAATCGCTGGCACATTCGTATCCTCATCATAGACCCTCTGGTATGCATAAAAGATCTCATAAAGATCGTCATAGTCTCCCTCAACCCCCTGCCCCACGAGTAACTCCCCAAGCCGAATCGGACTTCTTTGGTCATACTGTGGCACTCCAGAAACTGCCTCTGTTTTCTCTAAGACCTGTTCAACAAATTCCTCACTGAATCCTTCAGTTATAATTTTATCACGCAGCTCTGTCTCCGTAAACCATTCCCTACGCATAACACAGCGAGCCCTGTCTAGTTCAGTGCAATTTGCGTCAACAAATATATCGTCGTAAAGCCTGTGCGCCACAAACCTTGGGCGGTTCTCGTGCTCTGATGGGGCTGGCAATTTTGTCTCCCCAAACTCTCTAAATTCCTTTAGCCCTCTCTTAAGAACCTTGTCCTTGACCCCAGCAAAAACCATCCGCATGACATCCAAGGCTTTTTCTTCCATGTCAGGGTCTACCATTATAGCAGAAATTTCCTGCATGGCATTTTCATCCCCACCCATCTGCTGCACCAGCTGCAATAGGTCTTGCATACTAAACTTCTTTAGACGCATGATAGTTTCCTGCTGCCAGTACACTCCCAAAATGGCAATAGCAGGAGACCCAGCATACATTTCCTGAGCCAGCAGCTCCACCTCTCTACGAAGCTCAGGTAGCATCTTTTGCTCTAAGAAATAGGAGAGGCAGTCCCTCCAGTAAGAGGCTTTTTTTGTATCATCTACCTCTATGCCTGTAACATTTATGTTAGCCCTAAAAAATGATTCTAGAGCCATATGCACGTGCTCGTTTACAAGCCTATCTGCAAGTCGATTATGGGTGTCAGATGCCCCTTCCCATGGGATAGGTTTTCTCCCTATAAATTCTTCATGCTTCCTGCCATCATCTGACTGACCAGACCAGCGACAAAAACGAACATCATCAAAATCATCTCTCCTCCTGAGATTGCGACTAGCATCTTCAAGGATGGCAGATAGCTCAGCTTGTAGCTCAGCTACATCAGGCTCTTTAGTAAGTTTGTTCTTGTCGCTGTCGTAATTCCTCATTGTCGCTTTCCCATGATTCTAAAAGTTTTTCAATCTGGGAACGCAGGAAAAATGCACGAGCACCCTTGCGAAAGTAGTGCGGAGTAATTAGCTTAGCATCCACCATGTTCTTCATCTCGGATCTAGATAATCCGAGTGCCTTAATTACCTCACCTCGCCTTAACAAAGCCTTATCAATCCCCAATCGAGCCATGGTGAAAACTCGACTTTTCGTAGGGATTTTGGTCAACTATATTTTTTTAGCCTTCGCTCTTACGACTAATTTGTCAACGCACTTACCTTGTCCATCAGGGTCACTTTCCAGAAACTTTTTTGTCTCTGGCTTAATCCTCATAGTAGTGTAAACCCGTTTAATATTATCTGGCAATTTAGGTCTACCTGTCTGGTTCACTCGCTTGCCCCCCCATGATGATTCTTCTGTTTGCATGGTTCTAAACCATAAACATCCTTGCTTATTGTGTCTATAAGAATTGTATACCCTCCTAGGCAGTCAGTTATAATTTTGCTGTGGTCTGGATGGGTCATCAATACAGACGGATCTATGTTTAACAAAGATGAGAATCTATCGATCAACTTAATCTTAAGCTGTTGATCTTTGAATTGGTCACTTTTATCAATCATAATTCGGGACTTCCCTATTTTCTTTACTTAATCCCATTTTGCTGCCCCCTGTAAAATAAGAACATCCCCACGAATGCCATCCCAGATAAGTGCATTGCTTTGATCTATTGCGATTTGGGTTGCTATCTCGTTGATTGGCAATTGATCCATAATAGCGTTTTCGTTCACGAGCATCTGATCTCCATTCTTGAGTCCGATCAACTCTACAAAGCCTCCTACAATTTTCTGAGCTCCCTCAAGAGTCGGCTTTTCCTCTGTTTGATATAATAATTTCGTATCCATACCCACAACATATATCTGTGTACACAGAAAGCAAGTACTAAACCAAATAATAAAAAAAACTAATTCCTGATTACAAAGTTAAGCGATTGCTATACAAGCACTTGCGGTAAACCTTTTTTTGTAAACTTTTTTCGGTTAGTAGCCACCACCTTCAAATAAAACGCCACTACCTTCCTCTAAGAAAACTGGAGCTGACAGCACAAAGTACCGCATTAGATCACAAAAATCTTTTGTGGCAGCGTGTTTCCCATCAGTATTAGTCCAAGTGCTAAGGGCAAACCTCAGATTCTTACAGTCTTCATGTACATAAAGTTTTGGACAATTCATTGAACCTACAGGCTGCTCAGAATTATAGTCCAGTAGGCTATTAACCATGGTAATACCCTCCTCAATCCTGACCCCTACGCTTGGCTCAAAAAACATATCCATGTCAGCCATTTCATCTATTAGCGTGGTAATACCTGACTTTGTTGGAGTCGGTGCAGACCCAAACCTAGAGTCCATGATTCTCATAAATATTTTCTCATTACCCTCCTGCCTCAAGATCTCTTCTTTGTATCGAGCCAGTGACCAGCCCCAGCTTTCCTGAGCGTGACCCCTAGCACCATCAATCTTTTTACCAGCAACAGCCCACTCTCCAGCCATACCAACTCCCTCAATTGGGTTAATCTGGTCAGGAAACTCTCTATAGACATAGCACTTCCCATCCTTAGCTACCCTAACCCAGATCATAACCCAGTTTTTTCCGTGAGATGGGTCTACTACCATGTAGTTTGTGCCTTCTTTGGGAATCTGATCATCATTCACCAAGTGTGCCTCGCCAAATTTTGGAAACATACCACCAGAGACTTTTGTAGGGACTCCAAACGCACGAGTAAGAATTTTGGGGCGAGGATCATTCTGTAAGGTTCGCTTCAGGGCTCGGTAGTCATTAAATTTATTCCAAATAGAGTGAAAATAAATTACCCTAGAGTTTTCTCGCAGCGGTTGCTGAATGATTGGCACTTTTTCGTTTTCTAAAAGCTCAGGGTCTGCTTGCCCCCATTTTACTGTCCTAGCCCCCTGCAAATACTCCCTAATTGTCGGAGTATAACCAGCAACTGGCGTAAAGGTTATAAGCATCCCACGCCATGGATAACCTTTAGGATAGTTAGGTGCTGGTCTGTTTGCCCTAGTAACAAGCCTAAAACGAAGGGCATTAATATGGTCTACTCCGCAGAGCTCATCCAGCCACACCATATCCCACTCAGAGCCCTCTAAAATACCAGTATCGAGGTTCTGCGAGTAATTACGAAAAAATATTCGGCTGCCATTAGGGGTAACGCAACAAGACTCAGTAAATCCTCCTTTTTTTGAGAAAGTCATGTTAGTTACCTTACCCTTTTTTGCCTGTTTCCACTCTGAGGGCAGATATTTATAAACATACTGCTGTTGCTGCTCTATAGAAGTTGCAGAAGTAGTGTGCATACAAAGCACATTTGCCTCTGGAATATCATTAGTGCACT